TTGGTGGTGTTTGGATATTTGCATATGGTGGAGTTTAATTAAACTTATGGCTGACAACATTTACTTAGGTAACCCCAATCTAAAAAAAGCAAATACACAGATTCAATATACTGAAGAACAGATTATTGAGTTCTTGAAATGTAAAGAAGATCCCGTATATTTTGCAAAAAATTACATTAAGATTGTTACTCTTGATCATGGACTACAACCTTTCAGGATGTATCCTTTTCAGGAAAAGTTAATCAGCAATTTCCATGAGCACAGATTTAATATCTGTAAGATGCCTAGACAGACAGGAAAAAGCACTACCTGCGTATCCTACCTGCTCCACTATGCCGTGTTTAATGATAATGTTAATATTGCTATCCTAGCGAACAAAGCATCTACTGCAAGGGATCTCCTGCAGAGATTACAACTTGCTTATGAAAATCTTCCCGATTGGATGCAGCAGGGTGTTATATCCTGGAACAAAGGTTCCTTGGAACTTGAAAATGGTTCCAAAATATCATCCAACTCTACATCATCATCTGCTGTTCGTGGTGGTTCATACAACATCATCTTCTTGGACGAATTTGCGTTCATTCCAAATAACATTGCCGATGACTTCTTTGCATCAGTTTATCCTACAATTTCTTCTGGTCAGAGCACAAAGGTAATTATTGTTTCCACTCCTCGTGGTATGAATCATTTCTACCGTATGTGGCATGATGCTGAGAGGGGTAGAAATGAATATGTACCTACAGATGTTCACTGGTCAGAGGTTCCTGGAAGAGATGCTGCTTGGAAAGAGCAGACGATTGCCAACACTAGCGAACAGCAGTTTAAGGTTGAGTTTGAGTGTGAATTTTTAGGTTCCGTAAATACACTCATCAATCCAACAAAACTTAGAAATCTTTCTTATGAAGATCCAATCAAAAGAAATGCTGGATTAGATGTATATGAAGAACCAAAAGAGGAGCACAACTATTTAATGACAGTTGATGTTGCCAGAGGAATAGGGAACGATTATTCGGCATTTATCGTTTTCGATATTACAAACTTCCCATATAAAGTTGTGGCAAAATATAGAAATAATGAAATTAAACCAATGATGTTTCCAAGCGTCATTCATCAAGTAGCAAAAGGATATAATAGTGCTTGGTTATTGGTTGAAGTTAATGATATTGGTGATCAGGTAGCGAATATACTGCATTTTGATCTCGAATATGAAAATGTTCTGATGTGTGCAATGAGGGGGAGGGCTGGGCAACTTGTAGGATCTGGATTTAGTGGGAAGAAATCTCAAATGGGTGTGAGAATGACTGCCGCCGTCAAAAAGTTGGGATGTTCAAACTTAAAAACTTTGATGGAAGATGATAAATTATTAACTGTTGATTATGATATCATATCAGAGTTGACAACATTTGCACAACGTCACAATTCTTTTGAGGCGGAAGAAGGTTGTAATGATGATTTGGCAATGTGTCTGGTTATTTTTTCTTGGATAGTTGCTCAAGACTATTTTAAAGAAATGACAGATAACGATGTTCGTAAAAGAATATATGAAGAACAAAAAAACCAAATAGAGCAGGATATGTCACCATTTGGTTTTATATCTGATGGTATTAATGAAATGAGTTCATTTGTTGATGAATCTGGAGATAGGTGGTATACCGACGAATATGGAGATGTATCATATATGTGGGATTATCAATAGTGGATTTTGATCGCCAGATTAATCTAGAGCATCTTTTATTTTTTGATAGAAAATGTAGAGTCTGTAAAAAAGTTAAAAACTTGATCGATGATTTTTATTTGTCAAGAAAGAGTAGATCACCTTTTGCATCGGCATATTCGTATGAATGCAAAGAATGTACCATAAAAAGAATCATTAAATCCAGAAAGATTAAAGAAAAAACTAAAGAAATTTTAGATGGGTGTGAATATCCCGATTGGTAAGTATTGTTCACGTTACGTTTCCCCACCGTAAATAGTCTTTTTAATAAATAATTTCAGAATAATTCTGGTAATACGGAGAATAAAGATGCCACTAAATTTAGCATCTCCTGGAATTGTAGTAAGAGAGGTTGATTTAACTATTGGGAGAGTTGATCCAGTTTCTGGATCTATTGGAGCTATTGCTGCCCCATTTGCAAAGGGACCTGTTAACTATCCCGAATTGATTCAAAATGAAAATGATCTATTCAACACTTTCGGCAGACCTTACTCAACAGATAAGCATTACGAGCATTGGTTGGTTGCATCATCATACCTAGCGTATGGTGGTACTCTGAGGGTTGTTAGAGTAGACGATACTCCCCTAAGAAATGCATTTGTTGGTGCAGCATCCAGTATCAAAATCAATAGTCAAGAACATTATAACCAGTTGGGTTATGACGAAAATACTATTACTGGAGTAACATTTGCATCGAAAAATCCAGGATCTTGGGCAAATGAAATCAAAGTTGCAATCATTGATGCACGTGCTGATCAAATTTTAACTGGTATCACAACAACAAGTATTTCAGTTGGATGTGGATTTACTTGTGCTGTTCCAACAGGAACAACTCTTCCTGGAGTAGGATCGACATCACTTCTCGGTGGATATTACAAGGGAGTAATTACCGAAATCGGTGCTTCTCAAATATCAACTAAGTTAATAAGTGTTGTTTCCTCAGGAGTAGAAACGAAAGTTGATTATCAACCAACAGGTGTATACACTCTTCCAGTTTCTGGAAGTGTTGCCATTCATACTGCTGGATATTCAACATCTTTTGTATCCAGATCTTATACTGGAGGGGTTGATTGGTTTGAACAGCAAAATATTGATCTGAGTGTTGGGACGATTGACTGGGATCAAATTGCAAATAGACCATCAACTTCCGCATATGCGGCAAGTAGAGGTGGAAGATTTGATGAAGTTCACGTAGTTCTTATTGATGATAAGGGAACGGTTACGGGAAATGCTGGAACAATCTTAGAAAAACACTTAAATCTATCAAAGGCAACAGATGGCGAATATTCGGTTGGAAGCCCTTCGTATTGGAGAAAATATCTTGCAACCAATTCAGCATATGTTTTTGGAGGATCTCAACCAGTTGGAGTAGTTACTACTGGATTTAGTGCCAATGGAGCTTCAATATTTCAGTTGAGTTCGGATACTGGATGGGACCAAGAGGCTTCAGAGATTGTTTTTGGTGGAATCGGATCAAGAACATATACTCTATCTGGCGGAAAAAATTATGATGGTGGAACAGATTTGACAACATCTGGAGCACTTTATTCTGGAATAGATGACATCATTACTGGATACACCATATTCGAAAACTCCGAAGAATATGCGGTTGATTTCATTATAATGGGATCTGCCAGTTATCCAAAAGAAACTGCACAATCACTCGCCAATAAGTGTATTGCTGTTGCAGAATCTAGAAAAGATGCTATTGCATTTATTTCACCATATAGGCAGGCATTTCTGAATGATTCTTCTGTAGGAACAGTAACAGTTAATAATATTGACACAATAACTAATAATATCATAAGTTTCTATGCACCAATTACATCAACAACTTATGGAGTTTTTGATAGTGGTTATAAGTACATGTATGATAGATTTAATGAAACATTTAGATATGTACCATTAAACGGTGATATCGCTGGAACTTGTGCAAGAAATGATATTAATCAATTCCCATGGTTCTCTCCAGCAGGAACCTCTAGGGGAACTATTTTAAATGCAGTAAAACTTTCATACAATCCAGGTAGAGTTCAAAGAGATAAACTATATTCAAATAGAATTAATCCAGTAATTTTCTCACCAGGAGCTGGTATTATTCTGTTTGGTGATAAAACTGGTTATGGAAAATCTTCAGCATTCGATAGAATCAACGTTAGACGTTTGTTCATCTATCTCGAAAATGCCATCGGCTCCGCTGCGAAGGATCAACTCTTCGAATTCAACGATGAAATCACAAGAACCAACTTCGTAAATATCATTGAACCTTTCCTACGTGATGTTCAGTCGAAAAGAGGTATTTTTGATTATGTTGTTGTTTGTGATGAAACAAATAACACACCTGCAATCATTGATGCCAACGAGTTCGTTGCTGACATTTTCATCAAACCAGCAAGATCGATCAACTTCATCGGTCTAACCTTCGTAGCCACCAGAACTGGTGTTGCTTTTGAAGAAGTAATCGGTTCCGTTTAAATAACCTAGAGGTTTAAAACTATGGCAACTAGAAATCAACAAAATCCACCCCCACTAAGAAAGATTACCGACTTCAAGAGTAAGCTAACGGGTGGCGGCGCTCGTTCAAATCTTTTTGAAGTTGAACTTTCATTCCCAAACACGGTTAATGTTAGTGGCATAAATGATATCTTGCAAAAAGCAAGATTCTTAGTTAAGGGTGCCAATCTTCCAGCATCTAACGTAGCATCCATTGATGTTCCATTTAGAGGAAGAGTTTTAAAGGTGGCGGGAGACAGATCATTTGATTCTTGGACTATTACAGTTATCAATGATACTGATTTTTCCATTCGTTCTGCTTTTGAAAAATGGATGAATACTATAAATAGAGTTTCTGATAATACTGGCATCACGAATCCATCTTTATATCAGGCAGATGCTTATGTTTACCAGTTAGACAGAACTGGCGAAACTCTAAGACAGTACCACTTCTATGATGTTTTCCCAACTCAAGTTGGACCTATCGATCTTACTTACGATTCTCAAGGAATTCAAGATTTTACTGTTGAACTTCAGGTTCACTGGTGGGAAGCAGTTAAGGGTACTGGCACAAATGCTGGCGGCGAAGATATCAACTAAATAGTGCATAACAGAATCTAAACAGATTATACTATGGCAAAACTTTTCGGGTTTTCTATTGAAGATAGTCAGAAAAAATCACCGTCAATCGTATCCCCCGTACCTCAAACCAATGAGGACGGGGTTGATAATTTTATTGCCAGTGGTTTTTATGGTCAATATCTAGATATAGAAGGTGTATATAGATCAGAGCACGATTTGATTAAAAGATATCGTGAGATGGCTATCCATCCCGAATGCGATAATGCTATTGAAGACGTTGTAAATGAAGCTCTCGTAAGTGATTTATATGATTCTCCAGTAGAAATTGAACTATCCAATTTGAATGCATCGGATTCTTTAAAAAAGAAAATAAGAGAAGAATTTAAATATTTAAAAGAAATCATGGACTTTGACAGAAAGTGCCATGAGATTTTCAGAAACTGGTACGTTGACGGTAGAGTTTATTATCTAAAAGTAATTGATGTAAAAAATCCTCAAGCGGGTATTCAAGAATTGAGATATATCGATCCTATGAAGATGAGATATATCAGACAAGAAAAGAAAGCAAAGAGAGAAGATGTATATTTTGGTGCAAATGCAAGAAATGACCAAAAAATAACAAATATTGAGTTTGAAGAATATTATGCATATACACCAACACCAAACTTCCCAACGGGGATGATTTCTGGTGCTGGTGGACAAAAAATGACCAAGATTGCTAAAGATTCCGTATCTTATTGCAGTTCAGGTTTAGTGGACAGAAATAAAGGCACTGTTCTTTCATATCTACATAAAGCAATTAAAGCACTCAATCAACTTAGGATGATTGAAGATTCTTTGGTAATCTATAGATTATCGAGAGCACCAGAACGACGTATTTTTTACATTGATGTAGGTAATCTACCCAAGGTAAAGGCGGAGCAATACCTAAAAGAAGTGATGTCTCGCTATAGAAATAAACTCGTCTATGATGCTTCAACTGGCGAAGTTCGTGATGATCGTAAGTATATGAGTATGCTAGAAGATTTCTGGCTTCCACGTAGAGAAGGTGGTAGAGGAACAGAAATCACCACTCTTCCAGGAGGACAGAATCTTGGAGAACTTGCCGATATTGAATATTTCCAAAAGAAACTTTACAGAGCACTCGGAGTTCCAGAATCTAGAATCGCAAATAATGGTGGATTTAACATGGGACGTTCATCCGAAATTTTACGTGATGAGCTTAAGTTTTCAAAGTTTGTTGGCCGTTTGAGAAAAAGATTCTCACAAATGTTCAATGACATGCTCCGCACTCAGTTGATTTTGAAGAATATAGTTTCACCACAAGATTGGGAAACTATGCAAGATCATATTCAGTATGATTTCTTATATGATAATCAATTTGCAGAACTTAAAGAATCCGAACTTATTGGTGGTAGATTGGGTCTTCTTGCAACTATTGAGCCTTATATTGGCAAATATTATTCAACCGAATATGTCAGAAAAAGGATTTTGCGTCAAACAGATTCGGAAATTATTGATATTGATGAGCAAATAGAAAATGAAATTAAAGAAGGAATTATACCAGACCCATCGTCAATAGATCCTATTACTGGAGAACCACTTCCTCAACAACCTACCGAAGATACTGGAATGCAGGGAATGGGGCAAGATGTCACAGGAGTTGGTGAGGTTCCAACAGAACCAGATCTTTCAAGTCAAGAAGCATCAGTAAATGCAAAGTATCAAAAAGATACCAAAAAGGCAGAGATATAAATAGAAAATATAAGTATACTTTAATCTTATGGAAGAACTTGTCGATTTGATTGCATCAGATGCTTCTGCTTCAGATATTAGTGACAGAATCAAAGAAGTTTTGTTTTCTAAGGCAGCAGAAAGAATTGAACTTGCTAGACCTATTGTGGCTTCATCAATGTTTGGTGAAACTGAAGACACCTCAGAGGATCAAGAATAATGAAAATTACTAAGATTATTCTTACTGAAGAAACAACAGGAACTTCATCTGGTGCAGCAACAAGTATTAGTTCTGCAACTTGTGTTCGTTTATGTAATGCAACCAGCGGTTCTATTACCGTTGGAATCAATACAAGAGTGGGAGCAGCAACGACTAATTTTTTCACTATTCCCCAATACTCTGTTGAATTTTTACAAAAACTTCCAACAGATGTTATTTGGACAAACAGTGCAATTAAAGCAAATCAAGTAGCATTCACAAACTAAAATGAAACTCATCACAGAAGAAGTATCCCAGGTTAAGTTCATCACCGAGGGAAGAGGTACTCAAAAGAAAATGTTCATTGAAGGAGTTTTCCTTCAAGGTGATATCTGCAATCGTAATGGCAGAATGTATCCAATGCAAACTCTTGCTCGTGAAGTAGCAAGATATAATGAATCATTTATTTGCAAAGGTCGTGCTCTTGGAGAACTCGGTCATCCTGATGGACCTACCGTCAATCTTGATCGTGTTTCTCATAAAATTGTTTCCCTCGAACAAAAAGGATGCAATTTCATTGGTAAGGCACAACTTCTCGAAACTCCAATGGGAAAGATTGCAAAATCTCTGATTGGTGAAGGTGTTTGCCTTGGTGTTTCTTCTCGTGGTGTTGGATCACTTCAAATGAC